CCCGACGTCGGGTCTGTGGTCAGCTTCCCGAAGGCTTCAGCGACCTTGTCCACCTCCACGCCGGATGCAGAGGAGAAACGCGCCACACTCTGGCTGATCGCCTCAAACTGCTCACCACCACGCACACCGGCATTCACCAGCGCCGTCAGTGACTCGCTGGTCTGGTTAAACGTCAGCCCTGCCGCCTGCCCGGCTCTGGACAGGGCCAGAATACGATCTGCCGTCAGTCCCGCCTGATTGCCGGAAAGGACCAGCGTTTTGTTGAAATCGGACAGGGTTGAGTTGCCCTGATACCAGGCATACGCCAGCGCACCGGTCGCCACCGCCAGCGAGGTGGCCCCGACCATCGGCAGGGTGATCGCACCGGCAAGCCCCCTGAACATGGGGATCATCCCGCCGAAGGAGTCCTTCACCTGACCACCCTGTTGCAGCAGGATCAGCCACGGACTTTGCCCGCCTGCAAGCTGCGTGGCCACGTCGGTGAACTGTGCAGGCAGCATACGCATGGCGGCTTTATACTGCCCGACGGAAATCCCCGCTTTCTGTGCAGCCAGCGCCTGTCGGCTCAGCGACTGTTCAACGACTGCCGCTGTTTTTTTCGCATCAGTTTCCGTACCGGAAAAATGACGCCTGACTCTGGCCATCTGCTCGTCAAATCTGGCCGCATCCAGACTTAAATCAACGACCAGATCGCCTACCGGTTCAGCCATACCGGACTCCTCCTGCGATCCCTTCTGATACTGTCATCAGCATTACGTCATCCTCCGTCATGTCCGCCACATCCGGGGAAGTAGGGATAACTTCATTCCCGTCCGGGCCAAAGCGGACACCTCCGGCAAGCCCTGCCGCTTTCTGCATCAGCACATCATCTTCAGGCTCTTCGTCAGCCTCGCGCCGGTTCAGCAGACTGAAATCCAGCGGATGCATATCCGGATCGCTGAAAAACAGGCTGAGCACGGTGTACGTCAGCCCGGAAAAGTGCATATCCAGCAGAACATCATGAAAATAATGGGTACTGTAAAAGCGGTGCCAGTCGGCATACTCCGTGGATGACATCCCGGCAAGCATGGCGCGCCAGTCAGGTCGCCCCATCTCACGCGCCAGTTTCAGGGCAAAACTCAGCTCACCGTCGAACACTTTCCCGCAGAAACAGGCTCTGCAGGCCCGGCGTCCTCTGCCTGTTCAGGGGCATCATTCACAACAAACTCAGACATACCGGACAGACGCATTACCACATTTTCAGCCTGAGCAATTGCCTCTGTGGGCCAGGTGGTAAGCACTTCCTGCTCAATTTGTTTAACGGCTTCATTCATGGACGGCATCTTTGTCTTCTGCGGATGGTTATGCCACAGGGACATCGCCACCAGAAAAGCACCGGTTCTGACGAGATCTTCCACGCTCACCTGTCGATTGAGACTGGATCCCGCCTGTTCTGCCTGTCGTTTCAGCAGGGCGAGATGCTCAATTCGCTGCAGGGCTGACAGTTCAGAAAGCGTGACGCTCATACCGTTATATTCAAATGATTCGGTTTTCAGGAACATCGCTGACTCTCCGGATTAACTGTCGGTGACGGTGATTCCTGCAACCACAGCAAGTTCACCATTACCGGATACAACCGGAATGTTGACCTTGCCTGCAGCAACACCTTTCACGGTGATGGTCATACCACTGACCGACACGGTGGCTTTTGTTTTATCCGCAGACACCGCACGGAAGCTCTTGTCGGTTGCGCCTTCCGGCTGGAATGCCACGGTCAGCGTGATGCTCCGCCCTTTCACCACCGAAGTGCTGGCAGGCGTCACGGTCATGCCGGTTGCCGCTGTTACCGTGCTGCGATCTTCTGCCATCGACGGACGTCCCACGTTGGTGACTTTCACCGTGCGGGTGATCACTTCCTTCGCCGTCACCGCCTTACCGATACTGCTGACCCAGCCGCGGAACACATCGACCGTGCCGTTCGGGAAGCGGATTTTATAGGCACGGGTATCCCCTTTATTAAACCACGCCAGCAGCGCCTGCTGCCCCTGCTCTCCGGGCATCCACGCCAGCGTGAAGCTGGTATCTCCGGCAGATTTCTGCCCCTGCCCGGTCGCAGTCCAGTCCGCATTTTCATCATCGAGATAGCTGTCGTCATAGGACTCAGCGGTCAGTTCGCCGGGCGTCAGGTCTTTAACTTTTGCCAGACGCGACCAGTCAACGTCTGAAAGCGGATTCGCATAAGGGTCACCGCTCCCGTTATAAACCCACAGGGTGGTCCCGGCCCCTTTCACCGGTGCCAGAGGATTTGGTGTTGGCATATCGTCCTCACATTTCATAGGTAATGACATAAGTCAGATCGGCTGAACTCCACAGGCCCGCATCATCGTCGCGCCGATAGTCATAGCCACTGGCCACCATACTGGTGATCAAATCTGACAGCGCCGGGATATCGCTCATCACCGGATAAATCCGGGACTCCATCCACGAATCCAGCTCTGAATCCGGCACCTGAGCAGGCAGGAAAACTTCAATATGCAGCTCCGCCTGCCAGGTATCGCTGTCCAGCTCTTCGCCCGTGTATTCAGCGCCGGTGAGATAAACGGCAATTGCCGGAAAATCTTCCTCATCAAAAACAGCGGGGCGACCATCAAAAAGCGTCGCCCCGGTGTCATGCTTCTCCAGTGCATCCAGTACGGCTGCACGGAGTTCAGTATGTTTCATCGCTTTATTACCATCCTCAGTTGATGCTGCAGCGCATAGCCCAGCTCTTTCGGAAGACGTTCACGCCGTATCCGCTCAATATTTTGTTTAAACGCCGTGGTCAGCGGCACCGCCATCGGGATTTTCACCACATCAATGGGGTAACGGTTTTTCCCGGCCACACGCTGCATGACATGCCACCGGCCATTTTTCAGTTGCTGAATAAACGCGCCGGGAATACGACGGTTACCCACCACAAGCACGCTGCCGCCACCTTTCAGGGATGAACGCTGCCCCTTTTTACGACGCCTGCGGCGCGAAAGGACAACCCGCGCATTACCCAGCCTGATTACGGGCAAATCCCCCCGGTTAACTTTGATTCTGGCCTGCGGATTTTTGACCGTGGCCCTTTTCAGCCTGGCCCTTTCCTTTACCAGTTTCCGGCGTACCTTTGTCTCACGGGCAACCTGTGACGCCGACTGCGATATCGCGGATGACGCAACGCGGTTAATGGCCATTGCGGCGGCACCGGGCACCGCCGTTCTGCTGATACGGCTGAGGTTTTCAACGGCCTGCTCAAGACCTTTTATGGCCATTCATCCCCCTTTCAGCGGCGACGGTTAACGGCAGGCGGTACGCCCCGCCCAAGCCAGAGATGACAGCTTCCGCCATCATCCGGCGAAATCCGGTCTATCCAGAAGTTTTCCTCACCGATGGTCAGCGTGTCGCCGCGCCGCAGCTGCCGCACATCATCAGTCCGGACAAACAGGGACGGGCTGGAGCCTTCAACGCGCACGCCCTGTCCGGCATAGCTGATATTTTCAGGGTCATCAAAAACACCACGTATCACAGCACCGGACTGCTCACCGGATGTCATGGTGGCTGACGTTCCCATGTACCCGCGTATCGTTTCATCGGCGCAGGCAATGGCAGCATCGAACAGGTTATCGAAATCAGCCACAGCGCCTCCCGTTATTGCATTCTGGCCAGGCCGCGCTCTGTCATTTCAGCTGCCACACCGGCAGAGACACGAAACGCCGTTCCCGGCAGCACAAATGCCACAGCCTCATCCCGCGTGGCGTGAAGTGCATCAGTATGCAGCGTCACCAGTGCCACAACCGTGACCAGATCAGCCGTATCAGTCACGGTATCCGGCTGCGCTGATACAACCTCATTTTCATGCACGGTCAGCACATTTTCCGGGCTGACAGACGTGTCCTGACCGGCTGCGTCATCCGTGTCATCAAGCTCCTCTTCCAGCTCTGCCACACGGAGCGCCAGTTCTTCTTTCGTCCCCGTCAGGCTGACATCACGGTTCAGTTGCTCACCCAGCGAACGGAGACGGGCAATCAGTTCATCTTTCGTCATGGACTCCTCCACAGAGAGAAAATGGCCCCGAAGGGCCATGATTACGCCAGTTGAACGGACACGAACTCATCAGGATCAGCCAGCAGCATCAGCGGTGCTGACTGAATCATGGTGAACTCTCGCGCCGGATCGCCGGATGTCTTCCAGTTTTTCGGATAACGGGGAGACGCATTAATACCCTCACTCAATGCATCCGCATCCTGAATACAGCCATAGGTGCGCAGACCGCGTGCATGAGTGTTACCCAGCACCATCGTGTTGTCCGGCAGGAAGTTCTTTTTGACGCCGTTTTCCACGTACTGTCCGGAATACACGACGATGGCCACATCGCCATACATTCCCTTATAAGACACCGCTTTGCCCAGGTCTTTTACCGCTGTCTCCAGTTCGGAATGAGAGCCGCGACGGGTATCCAGCTTCTCCCTGACGGCTTTGAAGGAACGGAACAGCGCCCAGCCTTTCGGGTCAAACACGATGATATTCACCACACCGCTGGCGTTCAGCGCGTAGGCTTCGATATCGTCGGTCGGGTCATACGTGGACTTGTCGCGCTTGCTCCACCCCGTGCTGCCGGACTGCGTGATGTTATTCGCTTCACTGCGACCCATATCCACCTCAACCGGATCGAAGGCTTCACCGGTCATGGTGTATTTGCCCTTAAGCACGGCAGAAACTGCCTGCATCTCTTCGACCTGAGCAATGGCCAGCTCTTCGTCACGCATGTTCTGCATGATGATGCGACGGCGGCGGTAAGCCGGGTCCGCCAGATTCTGCGGATCTTCATCCAGCAGGCGACGCAGGGTCATCTGCGGATTCACTTCATGCTTCGGCTTGACATATCCCGGCGTAAATTCAGAGGTGGAGCCGCCACGGGAACGGATAACCTCACCGGAAACAATCGGCGAAACGTACAGCGCCATGTTTACCAGTCCCGGAATTTGTGAGAGATAGACTTTCTCCGTAGTGAAGGGATAGCTCTCACGGAAAAAGAGACGCAGAAACAGCGGATCAAACTTAAATTTCTGCTCATTTGCCGCCAGCAGCTGGGCGGTTGTGTACATCGACATAAAAAAATCCCGTAAAAAAAGCCGCACAGGCGGCCTTTAGTGATGAAGGGTCAGGTTAAACGATGCTGATTGCCGTTCCGGCAAACGCGGTCCGTTTTTTCGCCTCGTCGCTGGCAGCCTCCGGCCAGAGCACATCCTCATAACGGAACGTGCCGGACTTGTAGAACGTCAGCGTGGTGCTGGTCTGGTCAGCAGCAACAGCAAGAATGCCAACGGCAGCACCGTCGGTGGTGCCATCCCACGCAACCAGCTTACGGGTGGAGGTATCCGGCATCAACGGAGTCATTGCTGGCGTTTTCTTACTCAATCCGCCGGGCGCGGTTGCGGTATGAGCCGGGTCACTGTTGCCCAGCGGCTGGTAATGGGTAAAGGTTTCTTTGCTCGTCATAAACATCCCTTACACTGGTGTGTTCAGCAAATCGTTAACGGCATCAGATGCCGGGTTACCTGCAGCCAGCGGTGCCGGTGCCCCCTGCATCAGACGATCCAGCGCAGTGTCACTGCGCGCCTGTGCACTCTGTGGTGCTGCGGCCAGAATGCGGCGGGCCGTTTCCACGGTCATACCGGGGGTTTCTGCCAGCACGCGGGCCTGTTCTTCGCGTCCGTGAGCCTCCTCACAGTTGAGGATCCCCATAATGCGGCTGTTTTCTGCCGCAACCGCAGCGGTGATCTGCGCGTTCACGTCCGGCTGCGCCGCGCTGGCGTTTTCGCCCTCCGTCGCTGGCACCACGTCAGTAACGTCAGCCTGCGAAGCAGTGGCTGAAACAGTTGTTGATTGAGTCTCTTTGGTCATTCGCCCTCCTGAGAGACGGGATTTACGTGCATCCAGTGCATCACGCATGACGGTGATCGCATCGGTGCTGTTGACAAGTTCATCAGCCAGTCCGGCATCAATGGCCTCCTGACCGCTGTACACTGCAGCCTCGGTATCCAGCACAGCCTGCACGGACAGGCCGGTATATGCCGACACCTTCTGCGCAAACATCCGGCGGGTTGCATCCATCCGGGACTGCAGTGTCTCCCGGACATCATCCGGTAGATGGCTGTAGGGGTTGCCATCCACCTTATGGCTGCCGCTGTAAATCAGCGTGATTTCCACGCCCTGTTTCTCCAGCGCAGCACCGTAATTACTGTGAGCCATCATGACGCCGATGGAGCCTGTCCGGGCGGTCTGCGTGACCAGACGCCGGGAGGCGGCACTGGCAAGCAGCTGACCTGCGCTGCAGTTCATGTCATTGGCCAGCGCCCATACCGGCTTTATGTCACGCACACGGGCGATGATGTCAGCGCAGTCAAATGCCCCTGCCACCATCCCGCCTGGCGTATCCATATCGAGCAGAATGCCATCCACCATCGGGTCGCTGGCAGCCTGTTGCAGACGGGCGATAATGCCGTTGTAACCGGTCATTCCCGAATACGGCTGCAGCGCCCGCGTCCGGCTGACCAGCGTGCCGGACACCGCCAGCACGGCGATGCCGTTCATGACCTGATAACTGCGGGCCTGTCGTGGTCCGTCATCATCACCGGATAACGCCAGCGCCGCGGGTGCCTCTCCGGCAGTCAGGCTGTCGCCGGATACTGCATCCGTCAGGCGGCTGATCCCAAGCTGGCCTGCAAGCGCACAAAAGAAAACCCGCGCATAGGCGGGTTCAAGCATCAGCGGCTCATTAAAGGCCATGCTGGCAATATGCGGGAGATTACGCAGCTCTGCTGTCACTCTTCTCCTCCTCTGTTGATTGTCGCAGCCCGGATTCAAATGCCGCAGCCGCCCAGGCGGGTGGTTTAAGACCGGCTGTACGACGCTCCATCGTTTCACGGACCTGCTGGGCAAAAATTTCCTGATAGTCATCACCGCGTTTCGCGCACTCTTTCTCGTAGGTGCTCAGTCCGGCTTCTATCAGCATCACCGCTTCCTGAACTTCTTTCAGACCATCGATGGCCATACGACCGGAGCCTATCCAGTCGCAGTTCCCCCAGGCACTGCGGGCTTCCTGAAAGCTGAAGCGCGCTTTTGAAGGTAACGTCACCACGCGGCGAACGATGGCCTCTTCCAGCCAGCACAGAAACATCTGGCTCGCCTGACGGGATGCGACGAATTTTCGCCGCCCCATAAAGTACGCCCACGACTCGTTCGCACTGGCCCGTGCCGTGGAGTAGCTCATCTGGGCGTAATTCCGGGAAAGCTGCTCATACGAGACACCCAGCCCGGCAGCGATATACCGCAACAGTGACTGCTCAAACACGGAGTAGCCGTTATCCGTGTCCTGAGCCGTCTGCAGGTTCAGTGAGTCCCCCGGCATCAGGTGCGGCACTTTTGCGCCTCCCAGACGGACCGGTGCTGCGGCGTAATACGCGGCAATTTCACCAATCCAGCCCGTCAGCCTTTCCCGCTGCTCCTGACTGTTCGCGCCCAGAATAAAATCCATCGCTGACTGCGTATCCAGCTCACTTTCAATGGTGGCGGCATACATCGCCTTCACAATGGCGCTCTGCAGCTGCGTGTTCTGCAGCGTGTCGAGCATCTTCATCTGCTCCATCACGCTGTAAAACACATTTGCACCGCGGGTCTGCCCGTCCTCCACGGGTTCAAAAACGTGAATGAACGAGGCGCGCCCGCCGGGTAACTCACGGGGTATCCATGTCCATTTCTGCGGCATCCAGCCAGGATAGCCGTCCTCGCTGACGTAATATCCCAGCGCCGCACCGCTGTCATTAATCTGCACACCGGCACGGCAGTTCCGGCTGTCGCCGGTATTGTTCGGGTTGCTGATGCGCTTCGGGCTGACCATCCGGAACTGTGTCCGGAAAAGCCGCGACGGACTGGTATCCCAGGTGGCCTGAACGAACAGTTCACCGTTAAAGGCGTGCATGGCCACACCTTCCCGAATCATCATGGTAAACGTGCGTTTTCGCTCAACGTCAATGCAGCAACAGTCATCTTCGGCAAACTCTTTCCATGCCGCTTCAACCTCGCGGGAAAAGGCACGGGCTTCTTCCTCCCCGATGCCCAGATAGCGCCAGCTTGGGCGATGACTGAGCCGGAAAAAAGACCCGACGATATGATCCTGATGCAACTGGATGGCGTTGGCGGCATAGCCGTTATTGCGTACCAGATCGTCTGCGCGGGCATTGCCACGGGTAAAGTTGGGCAGCAGGGCTGCATCCACACTTTCACCCGGTGGGTTCCACGCCCGCAACTGCCCACCAAATCCGCTGCCACCGCCGTGATAACCGGCATATTCACGCAGCGATGTCATGCCGTCCGGCCCCAGAAGGGTGGGAATGGTGGACGTTTTCATACATAAAATCCTGCAGGTCCCCTGCGTCGCTGTGTCATGCCGGTCTGCACTTCCAGCTCCGCAATGTATTTTTTCAGGTCAGACACGGAAGTGGCCGTAAACTCCACTCGCCGTCCGTCTTTCTGTACCGTTGCCACCCGTTTTCCTGTCATCAGGTCATGCAGTGCCGCACGGGCAGCGGCAAGTTCTTCCTGTCGCGTCATTCATCCTCTCCGGATAAGGCACGGGCGTAATCTGCCAGTGTTTTCTTGTTGGTTGCTGCACCATCCTCTTCCTGCAGGCTCGCCAGCAGTGCACTGAGATCCAGCTGCCAGCGGGAAATACTGATGCGCAGCGCCGCCAGCGCATAAACGAAGCAGTCGAGTGCTTCATTGCGTCGCTTTTTGCTGTCCCACAGTATTTTTTTCCTGCCATCCACCCATTTTTCGACCTGCTCTTCAGCAGTCAGCTGCTGCGCTTCGGTCAGATCAAAAATATCCGGGTTATTCGGGAAGTGAACGGCACCGGGAAGCGGTTCATCCCCTTCCGGCGTCAGTGTGAAGCGGTTATAAATCTGCTCTTTCGCGGTATCCGTACCGATTTCGGTAAGGTAAACCCCGTTTTTGTTTCGCTTACGTGGCATGCTGGCCACCGGCTTTCCGTAGACGGATGCCCCTTTAATGGGGATCACCCGGAACAGCCCATGTTTTTTCGAGCGTTCATACACAATGGTCGGGTCAATCCCGCCAGTATCCCAGCAGATACGGGATACCGACATTTCTGCACCATTCCGGCGGGTATAGGTTTTATTGATGGCCTCATCCACACGCTGCAGCGTCTGTTCATCGTCGTGGCGGCCCATAATAATCTGCCGGTCAATCAGCCAGCTTTCCTCACCCGGCCCCCATCCCCATACGCGCATTTCGTAGCGCTCCAGCTGGGAGTCGATACCGGCGGTCAGGTAAGCCACACGGTCAGGAACGGGCGCTGAATAATGCTCTTTCCGCTCTGCCATCACTTCAGCATCCGGACGTTCGCCGATTTTCGCTTCCCACGTCTCACCGAGCGTGGTGTTCACGAAGGTTTTACGTTTTCCCGTATCCCCTTTCGTCTTCATCCAGTCTTTGACAATCTGAACCCAGGTGGTGAACGGGCTGTACGCCGTCCAGATGTGAAAGGTCACACTGTCCGGTGGCTCAATCTCTTCACCGGATGACGAAAACCAGAGAATGCCATCACGGGTCCAGATCCCGGTCTTTTCGCAGATATAACGGGCATCAGTAAAGTCCAGCTCCTGCTGGCGGATGACGCAGGCATTATGCTCGCAGAGATAAAACACGCTGGAGGGATCATCCGGCGTCCATTTGAGGCCAAACGGCGTCTCTTTGTCGCCAAATTTAAGGTACTGCTCCTTCCCGCAGTGCGGGCAGGCAACATGAAAACGCATAAAATGCGGGGATTCACTGGCTGCACGCTCAATCTGACAGGTGCCTCTCACTTTGGGCGTGGAGCCACGGATGGACTTTGGCCAGACCGAGCCTTCAATACGCTTATCGCCCAGGAACGTCGGAGAGCCTTCCTGTTCAATATCCTCATCAAAGGCAGCAAGTTCATCATAACCCGCCACATCCACTGACTTTTCACGGTAGTTTTTTGCCGCTTTACCGCCCAGGCACCAGAAGCCACGACCATTGGTGAAACGCTTCATGGTGAGCGTGTTATCCCGGTGCTTTTTGCCATACCACGGGGCCAGCGCCAGCAGCGAAGGAATATCACGGATGGTCGGCTCAACGTGAGTTTTCATAAAGTTCTCGGCATCACCATCCGTCGGCAACCAGATAAGGGTGTTGCGCTGCTTATGCTCTATGAAGTAGGCATAAACACCCAGCAGCATTTTGGAATAACCAACACGGGCAGACTTCACCACATTCACCTCGCGGATGTAGTCACTGCCCATCGCATTCATGATGGCCCGCTGAAAGGGCAGTGTTTCCCAGCGCCCTTCCTGGTATGCGGATTCTTTCGGGAGATAGTAATTAGCATCCGCCCATTCAACGGCGGTCTGTGGCTCCGGCCTGAACAGTGAGCGAAGCCCGGCGCGGACAAAATGCCGCAGCCTGTTAACCTGACTGTTCGATATATTCACTCAGCAACCCCGGTATCAGTTCATCCAGCGCGGCTGCTTTGTTCATGGCTTTGATGATATCCCGTTTCAGGAAATCAACATGTCGGTTTTCCAGTTCCGGAAAACGCCGCTGCACCGACAGGGGGATCCCGTCGAGAATACTGGCAATTTCACCTGCGATCCGCGACAGCACGAAAGTACAGAATGCGGTTTCCACCACTTCAGCGGAGTCTCTGGCATTCTTCAGTTCCTGTGCGTCGGCCTGCGCACGCGTAAGTCGATGGCGTTCGTACTCAATAGTCCCTGGCTGGAGATCTGCCTCGCTGGACTGCCGCAGTTCTTCAACCTCCCGGCGCAGCTTTTCGTTCTCAATTTCAGCATCCCTTTCGGCATACCATTTTATAACGGCGGCAGAGTCATAAAGCACCTCATTACCCTTGCCACCGCCTCGCAGAACGGGCATTCCCTGTTCCTGCCAGTTCTGAATGGTACGGATACTCGCACCGAAAATGTCAGCCAGCTGCTTTTTGTTGACTTCCATTGTTCATTCCACGGCCAAAAACAGAGAAAGGAAACGACAAAGGCCCAAAAGTTCGTTTTCAGCACCTGTCGTTTCCTTTCTTTTCAGGGGGTATTTTAAATAAAAACATTAAGTTACGACGAAGAAGAACGGAAACGCCTTAAACCGGAAAATTTTCATAAATAGCGAAAACCCGCGAGGTCGCCGCCCCGTAACCTGTCGGATCGCCGGAAAGGACCCGCAAAATGATAATAATTATCATCTGCATGTCACAACGTGCATCTACGCCATCAAACCACGTCAAATAATCAATTATGACGCAGGTATCATATTAATTGATCTGCATCAACTTAACGTAAAAACAACTTCAGACAATACAAATCAGCGACACTGAATACGGGACAACCTCATGTCAACGAAGAACAGAACCCGCAGAACAACAACCCGCAACATCCGCTTTCCTAACCAAATGATTGAACAAATTAACATCGCTCTTGATCAAAAAGGGTCCGGGAATTTCTCAGCCTGGGTCATTGAAGCCTGCCGCCGGAGACTGTGCTCAGAAAAAAGAGTTTCTCCTGAAGCAAACAAAGAAAAGAGTGACATTACTGAATTGCTCAGAAAACAGATCAGACCAGATTGAAGCAATTTAGATAATCGTGCAGACTACGCCCCTCATATCACATGGAAGGTACTACAATGGCTCAGGTTGCCATTTTTAAACAAATATTCGATAAAGTGCGAAATAATTTAAACTATCACTGGTTTTATTCTGAACTAAAACGTCACAATGTCTCACATTACATTTACTATTTAGCCACAGAGAATATTCATCTTGTTCTTGAAAACGATAATACGGTTTTAATAAAAGGACAGGGTAAGGTTGTAAATGTAAGATTTTCAAAAAATAAATGCCTTATAGAAGCCACATTAAAAGGATTCAAATCAGGAGAGTTATCATTTTACGAATACAGGAAAAATCTTGCTACAGCAGGGGTTTTCAGATGGATTACAAATATCCACGAAAACAAAAGGTATTACTATACCTTTGATAATTCATTACTCTTTACTGAGAACATTCAGAACACTACACAAATATTTCCGCACTAAATCATAACGTCCGGTTTCTTCCGCGCCAGAACCGGACTCGCTGGCATGATGAAATATGTGTACCCGGTAACCCCGGTGTGCATCGTTTTTGATTATTCCCGCACACTCGCGCAGAAGGAGTTCCCCGTCGGGCTGCGGTCTCTGTTAATACGGGAATACGGCGACGATACAGCGCATGATGTGTCAGGCTTGAATACCTTTATCCTTTAAAAGGGATATCAGTTAAGTTATCCCGTGTAGGGTATAAGCCATTATCAAAGCCACTCTGTAGGAAGTGCTTTTGTAATGGCAATAAAAAGCCCCGCGAATGCGAGGCTAAATCCTGGTATTTGTAATGACTGGCTCTTATCTCAACGCAGCCCCTTACCGCGCGCAAAATGCTCAATATCAAGCATCAGCAATGAGATGTTTAATCTGGATTCACTCCAGAAGTGAGCACCACCCTGTCTACAGAGCCAGATGTGAAGGATGATGAGTAAAATTATCGCTATCATCGAAGGCATTGCGTCCTGATGTACTCCTGCAGGTAGTTAACCTGCGCGGTTATCCTGTCGATTCCACTTCGGAGACGGTAATAATTGAGTTCAGCATCTGCTGTAAGTCTTGGGCTTTCTCCATCGCCCATGCTGCTGGCTCCGGTCTTTGACTTTGCACATGAGGCGGCGACTTGCAGCCGCTTACGCCCAGCAGAAACATCATCACGGAGACTTTCGATAGTCGCGTTAGCATCAGCAAGCTCCTTTGTATATCTGGCGTCGAGTTCTGCTACGTCACGTTGACGCTTCTGCATGTCAGCGATGATGGATGTGGCTTTGTCGCGCTGGGCTTTGTAGGCGATGGCGTTATCACGGTAATGATTAACAGCCCATAACAGGCAGACGATGATGCAGATAACCAGAGCGGAGATAATCGCGGTGACTCTGCTCATGCCTCAATCTCTCTGACCGTTCCGCCTGCTTCTTTGAATTTTGAAATCAGACTGTCAGCCTTATGCTCGAACTGACCATAACCAGCGCCCGGCAATGAAGCCCAGATATTGCTGCAACGGTCGATTGCCTGACGAATATCACCGCGGTCAATCATCGGTAAAGCGCCACGCTCTTTAATCTGTTGCAATGCCACAGCGTCCTGGCTTTTCGGAGAGAAGTCTTTCAGGCCAAGCTGCTTACGATAGGCATCCCACCAACGGGAAAGAAGCTGGTAACGTCCGGCTGCTGTTGATTTGAGTTTTGGGTTTAGCGTGACAAGTTTGCGAGGGTGATCGGAGTAATCAGTAAACAGTTCACCACCGACAATAACATCATAACCGTGGTTACGTGTCGGTTGTCGCCCGTTATCCGTTCCTTCTGACCATGCAACCATATCCAGGAAAGCTTTACGCTGGGAATTTAGTACCTGCATAAATTACTCCTTCGAGCTACCAAACTTGTTACCGATTACTCTCATTGCAGCCCCACGAATAGCATCGACACCGATCAGCCCCACCCCACCACCAATGGCAACAGAAAGCGATTTAGGCCATCCGACATACTCAAGCGCGGATGCAAAGGTCAACGTCAGAGCGCCACATAGCAAAATCTCGAGCGTTTTTCGCTTCCAGCCACCACCACCGCCAAAATAGGCGATGCGCAAACCAGCCATAACAATCGACATAATCACTGCGCCCAGCGGCGTATCTCCACGCCACCAGCTCTGAAACAACTCCAGCCAGTCCGGCCAAGTATTTGGGTTATGAGGCATTTCGTCATCTCTCACCTCGCGATATTTGCGGGTGCTGTGTTGGAAATAAAAAGGCCACGCAACGTGGCCACCAGAATTATTTCCCCACCAGTTCACTTACCTCTTTCACCGTCTGATTAAATCGCTCTGACTCAAGTTCAACACCTAACGCCCGACGCCCCAGCGCCATTGCCGCTTTTATTGTGGAACCGGATCCCATAAAGAAATCAGCAACCAGATCGCCTTGTCGACTACTGGCACTGATTATTTGCCGGAGCATATCCGCAGGCTTCTCACACGGATGTTTACCCGGGTAGAACTGAACGGGTTTATGCGTCCAGACGTCGGTATAAGGCACGGAAACTGATACGGAGAAATAGCGCCGGAGAGTTTTAAACTCATCCAGCAATTCAGAATATTTGCGATTCAGTGAATCATAAGATGCCACCAGCTGGTGGTGTGGTTGTTCCAGTTGTTGTTCCTGAAATTTCTCTGCCGCTATACGGGAAAACAGTGCCTGCAACTTCCGGTAGTCAGCCTCATTCGGCAACTGCCACTGACTGGCACCAAACCAGTGGGAAACCATATTTTTCTTACCTGTGGCTTCGGCAATTTGTTTTGCCGTTATACCCAGTTCGGCACGAGCATCCCTGAAATACGATATCAGCGGTGCCATTATGTGCTGTTTGAGTTCCCTTTCTTTTGCCGCATAGCCGTCACTTTTGCCGCGATATGGCCCCTGGTAATGTTCAGCAAACAGAACGCGCTCTGTGGCAGGAAAATATGCGCGCAGACTTTCTTTATTACACCCATTCCAACGTCCGGACGGCTTCGCCCAGATGATATGGTTAAGCACGTTGAAACGTTCACGCATCATGATCTCAATATCAGATGCCAGGCGATGCCCACAGAACAGGTAAAGGCTTCCGGCAGGTTTCAACACCCGCCAGAACTGGGCCAGACAGTGGTCCAGCCACTTAAGGTAATCTTCGTCCCCTTTCCACTGATTGTCCCAACCGTTGGGTTTCACCTTGAAGTAAGGCGGATCGGTAACAATCAGGTCAATGGAATCATCAGGCAGGGACTGAATAAAATGCAGGCAATCAGCGTTGATTAAATCAACACTGTTTATTTTTACAGTATTTTTCATGGATCAGTAAGCGTAACTCTGGTAGGCTCACTCTGCTTTTGCGCTAAAGCAGTGGGCCGTGGTTCGCTTGTGACCAGTAAGCATGAGCGAATGGCTGGCAGGTGCTACCAACACCCACCAGCCGCCCATTTTCACAAATTAAAAGTCCTTCATTGCTGAAGGCGTCTGTAACAGCCGAACTGGTAATCTGCCAGCCCCGCCATAACCAACTGGGTCAGTATTAACTGACAGCGTTCGCGTGAAAGATATGTGTTTTGTGCAATCTCCCCGACTGTTGCCGGTTCGATGCTTAATTCATTAAAAACAACTTTCGCCGTTTCTGTCATATCTTGCTGTTTTAGCATGTCTTTTTTCCTTCTGGTTAACATGACATACCAATAACTCTTGTCTAAAAAGCCAGCAAGATAAAAAGTCAGTATTCACGACCACCAGCGTGTTTACCGTACTGCACCAGGTTTACAGGTACAAAAAAACCCGCTCGACGGCGGGTTTAAGTTGTGTGGCGAAGTAACCACTCTTAACACAATACAATACTTTTTGCGTACGCGTTATAGTTTTCTTACAATCAACTTTCAATTAAAGGAACGAAAACATGACTACACTCAAAGAACTCAAAGAAGAGCTTGCTCAGATACAAGATGAACACGCTAAGAACAGAAAAAAGGCTGAAATTGCAGCTTTAACCGCTTCCGCTGACAATGAAATCAGACTCGCTCAGAGAAACATTGGATACAATGTACGTGAGTGGACCGTTGAAGTCATTATTCAAAAGTATGGTGATAATATTGAAAATGACAAAAACGAGCTTTTTATTCCAGATTATCAACGTGATTACAAGTGGGATACAAAAACAGCCTCTCGCTTTATAGAAAGTATTCTATTAGACTTTCCAATACCTTACCTTTACATTGCTGATGTATTTAATGAAGACCCTGAATTAGATGGTAGGGTAGAAATCATTGATGGTTCACAACGGATACGCTCTATTTATTATTTTTGGAACGATCAATTTGAGTTAAAGGATTTGAAAGAGCTTAAAAGTTTAGAAGGTTTCAAATTTTCAGATCTTTTAGCTAGCCGCCAAAGAAGATTTTTAAGAGCTTCACTAAGATTTATTGAGTTGAAAGGTGATGTTGAGGAACAACATAGAAGAGATTTATTTGAAAGGATCAACTCAGGTGTTAAAAGATTAGAAGCGATGGAAGTGAGGCATGGCTCAGATGCTGCTACCTCAATGTTCTATAAAGATGTTGTGACCCCATGCTCAACAAACTCACTTTTTTCCCAACTAGCTCCATTATCAGACCGGAAACGGTCGAATGGCGATCATCGTGAGTTAGTTTTGAGATTTTTTGCATATTTAAATGATTTAGAAAACTATAAGGGATTTGTCCGTCCCTTTATTGATAATTATTTAAATGAACAAGCAGCAGCTGTGACTACTCAACAAGATGTTGATAATTTTAAACATGATTTTGAAATGATGCTTGCTTTTGTTGCTACCCATTTCCCTATTGGCTTTAAAAAGACCGCAACAAGTAAAACCACCCCACGAGCCAGATACGAAGCCATTGCCGTGGGAACTGCACTTGCATTAAAAACTAACCCACAACTCCAGAGTCCAGCCGTACCTGTAGGTGAATGGCTATTTGAAGAGGAATTTGAAACACTTGTTACTGCTGATAGTGCAAACAATACCAGCCAGCTAAAAAACAGAATCTTTTACGTTAAAAATAAGTTGTTAGGGATTTAAAAATGAGTCTAATTGATTTACGAGATGAATATGAAGAAAGAGCAAGAGACATTATGGAACTGCTTTCTCTTGCATCATCTATAGAGATTCATACTCAGCAGTTAGATCCGCAAGCGCATCAAGATGAAATAGAATCTAATATCCTAAGGGTAAATATTTTAAAATCATCCGTTCATATGATGCTATATAATCAAGTTGAAAATACTGCCAGAGGTTGCATCGAGTCAATTTATGATCATTTACAAGATAATGAGGTGAATTACGCATCACTCAGGGAGAAGCTTCAAGTAAATATATTACATAGAATTGTTTCAGATAATGAAACAGGGCAATCCCTTTATAAAAAGATAGGCACTGACATTTCCAAAAGAATAATTTCAGCCTCATTGAATATTCGTAAAGAATTCAATGGTAATGTTTGCAAGCCTGTATTACACAAAATAACGCAGGCTTACGGAATAACTATCGCAAACTCACCTGAATGTAGAAATGGTATTGACTTAGACTTGCTTAAGGATATCAGAAACGAACTCGCGCATGGAAGTACTAGCTTCTCTAAAAAGGGGCAAATTGACCCCTTAGAAGAAGTTAAGTCTAGAGCAGAGAGAGTTGATCTATATCTTCGTTTATTAATAAACTCAACTGAAGATTATATTATCTCTAACGGATATTTATCCCCTCAACATGCCTAACAAACGTTCTCCCTATTACTTGGCCAATTATAGGGGGAACAGCATTACCAATCATCGTTCCTAACTTTTGGAATGAAAAAGGCGTATTTTTTCCAATAAATTTATAATCCATAGGAAAAGATTGTAAAATAGCAGCTTCACGCAAAGTTATTGCTCTATTTTGCTCAGGATGTCCGAATCGCCCATTACCATATCCATAACATTGGGTAGTTATTGTAGGACTAGTATCGTCCCAAACCATCCGTCCATAAACACTTTTATAGGTAGCACCTGAATGCTTTTTATGGCAATCCGCTCTAATTTCTTCAGGCCAATCATCCCACGTACCACCTGGTAAAGAGTGCAAGATTCGTTTAAGGTTAATATCCCTTAATTTAGGCGAACGATGCAATGGATCACTTTCGAGTTTCTCCCCTGCACCTATTTTTGGCAACTGACCAATAGCATCCTTTACTGTAACTTTACGGCTTACTTTTTTTTGATCAAGGCTGATTGGCCCCAATATGGACCCAATTAGAATTAATCTACGTCTATTTTGAGGCAAGCCATACTCGGAACATTTTACAACGTCGTACCACAGATGATACCCAAGAGTCTTTAATACACTAACAAACTCTTCAAAAACCTTATGATTTCTAAGTTGAGGAACATTTTCCATAGTCACAAGCTCTGGCATGACATCACTTACAATCCTCTGAAACTCAGATAAAAGACGCCACTTTGTATCATCTTTTCTGCTATTTGGATTACGATACTTGGAAAACGGTTGGCAAGGGGCACAGCCTGCAAGTAATCTAATATTTCCTTCCTTGAACATAGCAGACACATCGCTGGATTGCAGTTCAGTAACTGACTGGTTAATGAACTTCGTTAAGGGATTATTGCTCTCAATAGCGAAACGGCAGGACTCATCAATATCAATGCCATGAGAAACTTCAATCCCGGCTTTTTTTAGCCCAAAAGTTAAGCCCCCTGCGCCACAAAAAATGTCTACTGCTTGAATGTTCACAAGATTCTCCGTTACTTTACCCTGGTATTATATACACATAAAAGTTGGGAAAGTAGAATGATTTTACATAGCACTTAACTCATTGTATTAAATAAAAAAATGACAAGCATCCATCAATAAACCCCATAGCTGTTTGCATATCTTTTCGAACTGTTCCGTCTGAACATTTCCGCTTCTTTGCAATTGTACGGAGCGAAATGCCAACAACAAAGTGAGCAATTATCAGCTCATACTCTGCCGGCTTGTATTTACGCAACCTAGCGACACAACCGTCTATTATGATGCCCTCATCATCATCGCACTGAATCCGGGACTTTCTGCCATGAGGTAAAAGCCGCTTGAAGCCAGCAGCTACCGGTTGCCAGTCCACACCACTGTTTTCTGCAGCAGCCCATGCCCCCCAGCGGTCCAAAACTTCATACATATCACGCATCAACTTTCTCCACAAAATCAGGCCAGCACGCCAATTGCCAGCGCACGATCGATAAAACGAAATATCAGCTCCAGCTGGGAGCCATACATCTCTTCAAATGCCACGGTATCTGCATGCAGCTCGTCGTGATGCTTTCTGCACAAAGGCAACACAAAGAGGTCATGCGCTTTTGTACCCATTCCACCCTGACCGTGACCTATCAGGTGGTGGGGATCATCAGCAGGCTTTCCACAACATGCACACGGCTGTGTCTTAACCCAGCGCGTGTACTTTTCATTAACCCAGCGGCGACGTTTTGGGCGTAACATAAAAGACTCCGGCGACTCCGGATCCACTTTCAGCGCCAGCACCTTTTTCGCCTTATCCTGGATGATGCTGGTAGCAGGAACCGAAGGCACAAGGTCACTTTCCCGGGTGACAGACGGCACAACAGGCTTCGGTAATCTCAGTGCCTTACGGGCTGCACTTTCCGGTAAGGCATCCGCCAGGTCATTACGAATCAGCCACCAGCACAGTTCCGGCATTGTCACAACGTGACTGTCATCAAAACCGAGATCCCGACGCACAACAGACAACACCCAGCGGGCACAGTTATCCGTTGCCATTGATTCCAGCCGTTCCGTGAACTGATCGCGCAGCTGGTTATCGCAGTGCCAGCACAGACGGATTGCACCCGGAGCGTGTCGCATTGTGGTCATGTTCTCGCTGTGCCAGTCGGAATGAGGCCACTGGCAGCCTTTTTCACGAAGTAACCAGCTTTCAAGACATTCCACGCCACCAGCACGACGGATCACTGCCTCATTGCGGAACACGGCCCAAACGGCAGGATCATCCGCCAGCGGTTGTGACGCCGCGGGAACGGCACCACTGGCGAAAGATGAATAATGCTCCGGCTCAGGCTCCAGCAGGACACGCCCCTGCATAAACAGGGGCATCAGCTCTGAACCGGGCCTGAACAATACGATCCCCATACGCGGGGCAATTTCAGGGGTCAGTAGTGCTCTCACGGTCACCTCAATGAACGGTATCGAGCAGCTTTAACAGCTCAGGGAATCGGGATTCGAAAAAGTGCGGCTGCGTCTCGCGCGGATTTGCGGGACTGGTGATGTTCTTGCCGAACATGCAGCCTTTCGCTGTCAGCGACCAGAATTTTTTGATGTTGTTAATCGCGGTACGGCTGTATCGTTCGCGTTGTTCAACGATCCCCAGCTTCGCCATCTGGTGATATGCCTGATTAGCCGTCAGGCGGATACCATACTGTTTCAGCAGTGCACTCAGCGACAGCGTAGGGCGACTTGAGCCATCAGGCGCGTCAGCAGGAGCATCAATGGCATAGCGCGGTGCCAGATTCGGTAAGCCAACAGCCTCCTGGAGTTTCTGACAGGCACCAAGCACTGAAGAGTTAGACAGATTTAATTCCCGGCGCATAAAGTCCAGCAGAATCACACCAGCCTGCATCTTGTCAGCAGCCTGCCCGGATAATTTTTCCGGTGCGCTGGTTACCATATCGAAAGTACGGATCACCTTCAGATGGAATGCCGGGCTGATCCACATTGCATAGGCATACACCAGTTCTTTGCAGACATACGTCCCCTGGTTATTTCCGCCACGAATAACGTTAACTGGCTCTATATTGACCGAGTTGCAAATCTGCAACTCGCTTATTAAACGTTCAGTTTGCTCATTGCGGAGCCAGAATGCAGGCTTATGCTTATCCAGAGAACCGGCAGCCCTGTGCAGATCGTTCAGGCTGTAACGCCCATAAGCATCACGACGAACTTCAATACCATCAATAACCATCAGATTATTCATACTTCGTTTCTCCTCTTAATCAGGCGGCTGCACCCGCCGGTTTCTCATACTTACTGATAGTGATCTCGACCTTCCCTTTCGGGATAACCGGTCCCCACTCCACCAGCATTCTTTTCACCTGACTGTCGTCTTCCCACACACCCGCGTGGGTCAGGGCGTCAAACAGCGCCTTGTTATAGTTGTCCAGATCACGGCTCCGGTTATCCGGAAGGAAACAACACGATCTCCACTGAAGCAGGTGCCGACGTTGGTTTCGGCAGACGACGTAACTGCTCAACTATTGCTGCGCACGCCGCGCTCTGGAATTTTCGCCCCGCCGTGCTTATCAGGCTCTTACCAGCAAACGCCCCTTTGTTGGGGTGTCGCCAGTACGTGTTCACGCTGGGCGGAAAAGGCAGAATAAGCTTCATACTTTCAGGCCCCTCTCATGTAACCAGTGGGCTGCACGCAGCCTGGCGTTTTCCTCACCGGCAAGCAGTGAGCGGATAATCCCGACCGCCTCGCTGTCGTCGTCCTTCACCGCGGTATGAAGCGTTATCCCCCGGGCCACGCCACGCTTTATCGTGATGACGCCTTTTTTCTCCAGAGCACGAAGATGCTCCACCGCTGCATTCACCGAACGGTATCCCAGCATGGTTGCCACCTCCTGATTGGTTGGCGGGAAGCCACGTTCTTTCTGATAAGAAATCAGCATATCCAGCACCTGCTGCTGGCATTGAGTTAACGTCGTCATTAAGCCCCCACGTAATTGCCTGGCAGATACCACTCATCACCCGATACAACGCGCTTGCTGCTTTTCCGTAAACACTGCTCACGACGCGCCAGAAAATTGTTTCGTTCTGGCTGGGAGTGGCTTTCACGGAATGCCGCCATCCACACGGTTGCAGCACGACGGTATAAGCCCCTGGACTCCAGTTCTTCAGCCTGGCGGGTCAGGCACAAAATCACCCGTGGATCGTTAGTGCCGACATAGAAATTGCGCACAGGTCTGGTTTCTCGAACTGGTTGTGGTTCCGGTTCCTGCGCTCTCTCAGTCAGGCGCGGGAAATGTCTGCGTGTATCTCCTTCACAACGGTGAGCCACACGCCCACTCTGACGTAACTTGCTTGCTGACTGCAGAACGCGCTGCCGTGAGTAACCTGCAAAAGCATCCGCAATGTCTCCGGAAGTACACCCCGGATGGGCTTCAATGAATTTCTGAACGTCATTTAACAGACTCATGATCACCACCTGAATCCTGCCGGGATCTGGCTGTAGTCCACGTTGTCGTAACTGGCTTTGAAGTACGGGTCCTCGCGTCTGGCTGCAGATACCGCAGGAACTTCCCAGGATTCTTCGAAATGACGATCCGGACCAAAGAACGTGACAGCCTGTTTCACAAATTGTGTGCCGCTGTTACCCATCGCAGATACCCAGCCCGCGTAGCGTTTCACACCTTCCAGCATGGTTTCGGGGTTTACCCCCTCATTCAAACGGGCTTTCCAGGCTTTGAAGGCTGCAGATTTTGAATTGCCACCAGCACGTTTGGGATATGCCAGCCATGCCTGCTCAAACTCCGGAGAGTATTCCGGTCGGTTTGAACGAACTCGCACGGACTCATCAACTGATGCACCAACAGCTATTGGTTCATTGACTGGTTCTTTGACTGGTTCAAAAGAGTGACTGGTTCTGGGTGAATCTCCTGCACTACCCCCTGGTGCAACTCCTGCACTACCTGGTGAATTTGCTGCACCAGATAGTGAATTATTTGCACTACCCCCTAGTGAATCTCCTGCACCATCCAGATGAAGGAGATAGATATTACTTGAGTTACCTTTTTCACCTTTCCGGGTGACTTTTTTTACCAGCCCGGACTCACAAAGGGCCGCAATATGATTCATCACAGAACGTTTGCTAATCTCGCACTGGTCAGCAATATGCTGGTAGCTGGGCCAGCACTCACCCTGATCGCTGGCATTATCAGCCAGCTTGATCAGAACCAGTTTTCGCAATGGATTACCCACTCGAATTTTCATCGCTTTAACCATCAGCTCCATACTCATGCTGCACCTCCGAGATGCTTCATGTTTTTTCCAGAGCGAAAGGCTATAAGCGGCATACTGACGCGGTAATTACGGCCCAGCGGTTCACAAATCACCTTCTGGCATTCACGGTCAACCAGGCTAACACGTAGAACATGCCCTGCAGGCGTGGTGTACCACTGACCCGGACGAGGACAACGGAAAGTCTGATTGGTAAAACGTTTGAAAATATTCCGGATCATTTGCGCCCCCTTACCTCTGAAGGGTTCAGCGACAAATTTATGAGGCAGGCCAGCGCCGAAGCATCATTAATATAGTCATATAAGCTAACAGCCAGCGGAGATTCGGCTTTTGCCAACATAGGATAAAGCTGCTGCAGCCAGACCTGATGAATTGATGAAATGTAGGAACAGAGAACGCTGGCGTTATGTGCAACGTCGCTCGGTACAGCGGGCTTTGAAAGCTGTTTCTCCATCTGGTTAAAGGCATTGAACCGCCCCGGGTTTCCTGGAGAGTGTTTTATCTGTGAACTCAGGCTGCCAGATCATCGTTTCCGATGGAAGCATAATAAGCTTTTTCTGCTTCTGCCGGAGGAGTATGGCCCAGCCTTTCCAGCAATCGTCGATTGTTATACCAGTCCACCCACGTGAGTGTGGCCAGTTCCACTTCTGCACGGTTTTTCCAGCTCTTACGGTGTATTACCTCCGCTTTGTAAAGACCATTGATGCTCTCCGCCATCGCGTTGTCATACGAGTCGCCTGTACTTCCTGTTGATGCCAGTAATCCGGCTTCCTTAAGCCGCTGTGTGTAGGCCAGCGATACATACTGAGAACCTTTATCACTGTGATGGACCGTGCCGGACGGTCGACGGGCCCATAACGCCTGCTCCAGTGCATCCAGC